CTGATGTTGAGTTTGTTGATAAAGGAAATGGTCCTGTTCGAGTAATTAAAAATATTTCTGAATTGGTAGAAGTATCTATCGTTACCTTTCCAGCAGACGATGCAGCAAGAGTAGATTTGTCTAGTGTAAAGTCTGCACTTGATTGCATTACAAGCATAAAAGAATTTGAGGACTTTCTGCGCGAGGCAGCAGGTTTTTCGAAATCGCTGGCAACTGCTACGGCAAGCAGAGCCAAGCGAATATTTGCTCAGAGTGAGTCTGACAAAATTATTTTGCCGCAGGATATTCAGCAACTCATTGCTGATAATTTGAAAAACGCTCGGACTCTTTAAAGGATAAATCATGTCTGACCAGATCGCAGAAATTAAATCACTTGCAGAAACACAATCTAAACTGGTTGATTCAACCAAGGAACTGAAGTCATGGGTTGAAAAAGCCAATGGCGAAATCGCTAACTCCAAAGCAATGGAAGGCGAAACAAAATCAGCAATCGAAAAGCTGTCAGCTAAAGCTGCTGAACTCACCGACAAGTGCGTTGAGCTTGAGCGCAAGATGACTGCTGGTCGTGAAGAAAGCCAGCATAAAAACGAAACCATTGGTGAGCAATTCATCAAGTCGGATTCGTTCAAGGCAATGGTTGAAGGCAAGAGCAAGTTTGCTCGCATGGAAATGAAAACCGCAATCATCAATGCCACTGGTCAGAATCAGCCATTGGTTCCTGATATGCGCGTTCCCGGTATCATTGCTAATCCTGATCGCGTTCTTACTGTTCGTGATCTGATGCCTGTTGGTCGTACAAGTTCTAACCTGATTCAGTACACTAAAGAAAATGTGTTCACTGATAACGCAGGTCCAGTTGGCGCAGGTTCGTCACCATTGGTTGTTGAGAATACTACAAAGCCTGAATCTGGTATTACTTTCACGCTGGCGAATTCTCCAGTGGTTACTCTTGCTCATTGGATTCCTGTCTCGCGTCAGGTTCTGGATGATGCTCCACAACTGCAAAGCTATGTGAATGGTAGACTGACTTATGGCCTCAAACTGGAAGAAGAAGAACAGCTCCTCAATGGTTCAGGTACTGGTGGCAATATGGCTGGTATCCTTGCTTCTGGTAATTTCACTGCTTACAATCGTGGCGCAACTGGTGACACTAAGCTGGACGCACTGCGTAAAGCAATCACGCAAGCGGCTCTTGCTGAATATCCAGTAGATGCTTTCGTAATCAATCCTGCTGATTGGGAAACGATTGAACTGCTGAAGTCCACTTATGGTGAGTACATCTTCCACAGTGGCATGGGTCCGGTTGACCAACTCGGTCCACGAGTATGGGGTCGCCGTGTTGTTGCAACTAACAGCATTGCTGCTGGTACGTTCCTTGCTGGTGCTTTCACAATGGGCGCACAGATTTGGGATCGTATGGATGCAGCAGTTCAGATCAGCTATGAAGATGGCGATAACTTCAAGAAGAACATGGCAACTCTGCTCGCAGAAGAACGCCTTGCTCTGACTGTGTATCGTCCTGCATCGTTCATCAAAGGTACGTTTTAATTGAGTAGTTAATTTAAGCCTCGGCATTTTTCGGAATGTCGGGGCTTAATTAAATAAAGGTTCCGTATGATTGATGCAAACGATATTTTGTGGGAAGGTCCACAAGGAGCATTGATACGACACAGAAGCATGGGAGACAATTCCCATTCGACTACTGTTCTATCAAAGACAGAAGTGCATAGAGCGTTTTATAGTGGCAACACTTTTCATTCATACGCAGACTTTACTCTCGCAAGTGCAGCAAGCATAGCAATTAAGATAGTTACAACTAAAGATATTTGCATCAGCTATTTAGATTTTGAATTAGATGATTCAGTTTTAAAACTTGAGATCATCTCTGGCGGTACTGAGGGTGGAACATACGCAACAGCATTGCCGATAATAAAATCAAATAACATGAGTAACACTACTGGCATTGCATCGACTACAACAATGAATAGTGGTGGAACAATTACAGACGGCACAGTAATTGATTATCACAAATTATCAGCAACAAAAGGTGGCGCAATATTTGGTGATTCAGAATTGCTTGGATTACCTGCTGGCACACACTATTTTAAATTAACCAATGTAGGCAATCAGTCAATTACTGGGCTTACAAATTTGAGGTGGAGCGAATACTAATGGAAATTGTAGAAATTATTAGCCTTGCTCATTTTGAGGATTCAAGGATAGGTGCATTATCGCGCAAGCAAAAAATTAGAATCGCTGCTCCTATTGCAAAACAGTTAGTTGATATGGGATTGGTTGCTTATGTAAACCCTACGGTAGCAGTTGCTCAAGAGAACCCATCGACCGATCCGCAGCAAGATGGAGTGGAGCAACTGTCGCAGTCCTTGCAAGCGGACCAAGTCTCACCGAAGCAGACGCGCAAGTATGTGCGGAAAAACAAAGAACAGACGGATGGCGAGTCATCGCAGTAAAAGATACTTGGAGGCTTATTCCTTCAGCAGATGTAATCTATAACTGCGATGACCATTGGTACGATTATCACATTAAAGAAATACAAGAAAAATCTACAGCAGAATTGTGGACGCAATCAAAAGAGTCTGAACGAAAATACAAGATGAATAGGATAGGCGGTGCATGGGAAAGAGGACTAGGTAGAACGATTATTCACTTTGGCGGTAACTCAGGTTATCAAGGATTGAATCTGGCTTTTTTATTTGGTGCTGCAAAAATTATTCTGCTTGGTTTTGATATGCAAAGGACAGAGGACAAAGCACATTTTTTTGGAACTCATCCCTACCATAGTAATAACGGCACACCATCAAAAGATATTTTGAAAGAGTGGGTAAATAAGTTTAGAGAAATTTCCAAGGACTTAGAGTTTGAGCAAGTAAAAGTAATAAATGCAACTAGACAAACTGCCCTTGATTGTTTTGAAAGAGTACCACTTGAGCAATGTTAAATTTGTTTTGCGGATACGATGATAGAGAAGCAATCGGATACCATGTATTCTGTTCTTCCGTTATTTCTCAATCAAGTGTTCCAGTAGCATTTATTCCATTGAGCAATTTAAGTTTTAAGTGTGGCTCAAATAAGTTTACAGTTTCAAGGTTTGCTATACCTTCATTGATGAACTTTACTGGCAAGGCAATATTCATGGATGCCAGTGATATGTTGATGCTAAAAGATGTTGCTCTGTATGAAAAGGAATTGAATAACTTAGACGCTCCTGTTGCTGTCGTAAAGCATCAATACAAAACAAGCAATTCCATTAAGTACATTCAAAACTGGAATTAAAGCAGAACCACCTTTCCCAAAAATAGCATCTGCTGCATTTACTTTACCTGCGCCATCTTCATACTTAGCAAATGCATCTGCTATGTCATAGATCAATGCTTCTGTAGATTTAAGATTGCCAGATGCATCTTTTACAGATACACCAATATCTCTAAAAGCATCACTTGCTGATCCAGTTCCAGATGCAGCATCAATAGTTGCTTTGCTTAACTTAACAAGCCCAGTCTGCAAACTATCTATATCAACACCAGAAAATTTTGCAGCGTAAGCTAACTTAGATAATTCGTCAGTTGATATACCTATCTTCTGCGACATCTCATCTAGCGCATCCATTGCATCTATCTGCGCCTTGGTAAAACTTACTAGAGCATCAGCAGACAAATAAGCAGCAAAGCCACCAGCAAAAGTTTTTGCACTGCCTAACATCTTGTCAAAAGTTTTTGATGTAGTAGCAGCGGCACGTTCCATCGCTACTCTAAATTGAGCAGTCTCCGCAGTAAGTGAAACGACCAAATCAGCTAGTGCCATCATTCTTCCTTACAATACGGTTTGCGAATTGCGCCTTCAGCATGTCAGCCGCTTTTGGCTTTGGTGGTTCTTGTAATTTAAAATAAGCAATCCACTCAGTCAGTTCTGCACTGTCCATCCTTCGTAACATTTCACCGACCGGAATTCCTAGTTTTAAAGCTAGGTCAAAATAAAATCTTCGTTCCGGTCGGAGTGCTAGTTTTTTTGTAGATCATCCAAATCTGTTTCAGTTAGCCTGTTCAGTCTTTGGGCAACCTTTACACATCGCTCAAGTGCAGCAACAGATTTCTCACCCAAAGCAATTACATCGCCTTCAGTAAACAATCTGTTACCTTCTTCATCTACTGCACAAGCTACAACCAATCTTGCTCTGATATTACTCAGAACATTATCTTTAGATTGGACAAGATGCTGCTCCCAAGCATCACGCGCATAACCTGTCATTGCGCTGATGATTACTTCCCCTCCCCATTCTGGAACACTAACAATCTCTTTTTTAAGATCGTCAGCTTTCAGAATGGCATCTTTGTTTAGAATCGCCATTGATTAAGTCTCAGTAATTGCGCCAGTGATTTCAAGAGTCACGTTTGCTTCAATGACACCATCGACTGCACCAGATACAGAGAAACTTGTAACGTAAGCATTGAACGTCCAAATCTTTGGAGATGTGTCTGTAAAGGTAAGACGGAATGGAGTCAAGACACGACCAGCTCGATTGGTACGCAACAGAGCGTGCTGAACATTATCAGGCAAATAATTCATGGTAAAGCTCAACTGGCCTTCATCATGCAAGCCCATACGTTTTTCTTTTGCAGTTGACGATA